GGGAATGCCTCGCCATGACGTGGAAGCGGCCCGGGCGTGGCTGGCCGAGCGTGCTGCAGGGCGTGGGCGGCGGATGGCCGGCGTCACGATCGCGGCGCTCGACGAGCATAGCCTGGACGACATCATCCAGCAGCAGGGCAACCTGGTCGCCTCGGCCCGCGTCGCCTACCGCAACGCCATCGAGTCGGGCGACCCCCAGCAGGGCAAACTGCAGACGGCCTACAACCAAGCGCTCAAGACGCTCATCTCCCTCGAGGAGGAGCAGAAGAAGCGGGCAATGGCCGACGCCGAGTATATTTCCAAAGCCGAAGCCCTGACCGCCATCAAGACCCTGATTGGCGAAATCCTCTCCAAGCTCGACGACCTGCCGACCGACGTGGCCGAGCGCTGCAACAAGGCGAACCCCGCCCAAGCCATCAAGCCCCTCCAAGATTGGGTCCGCAAGACGCGGGAGGAAATCTCCGCCCATGACCTTCTCCGCGAAGACGCTTGAGGTGATCCGTGCCGGCCGCGAGGCCATGCGTCCTACGACCAGCGGCGATCCTGTCGAGTGGCTGGAGCGCAACGTCTCCGAGATACCTGACTCGCACCTGAAAGGACCGTTCCGCAACGAACGGATGCCTTGGGTCGGAGACGCGGTCCGCTACATCGTCCACCCCGAGGTCCGCCAAGTCCTCCTGCCGTGGTGCATCCAAGCGGGCAAGTCCGCAGCCCTTCGCCTGTCGACGGCTTACTTCATCGTCAACGACCCGGGCAATATGCTCCTCTTGCAGATGAACCAGGACGAGGCCGACGACTTCTTCCTGCGTCAATGCCGTCCCCTCTTCGACGCCATCCCCGAAGTCGCCAAGCGCAAGAAGCCCGACGATATGCCGCGGTCCGCGGTCGGCGACTTCCAGCGCATGATTATCTATTGCCGGTCCGCCCACACGAAGACGAGCCTGCAGCGCATCACGACAAAGTATGTCTTCGGCGACGAGTGTTGGCGCTGGCCGAAGGGCCACATGGAGGAGGCGATGGGACGCACGACGCAGTTCTCGTGGAACAGCAAGCACGTCTTCGCGAGCCAAGGCGGGACGCCCACCGACGACTTCCATCAGCTCCTGGAGCAACCTACGACCAACCTGCACGACTGGTCATTCAACTGCCCGAAGTGCAACACGCTCCAGCCCTACGACTGGTCTTTCGTCCGCTTCCCCGATGACGCGAAGGACGGCGACGATTGGGACATCGCCAAGGTCAAGGCCGGCACGACCTACGAATGCAAGTCCTGCAACACCCGCCACACGGACAGCCGAGAGACCCGTTTCGAGCTGAATCTTGGAGGAAAGTTCGTTCCGCGAGAGCCCGGCAAATCAATCGAGCGTGTAGGCCTGCACCTAAACGCATTGGCGATGATGTCCTTTGGCGAGCTTGGGCGGATGATGCTGGAGGCCAAGCGGGCGTCCGTGATCTACGGCGACGAGGAACCCCGCCGCATCTTCAAGCAAAAGCGACTAGCCCTTGCCTACTCTGAAGACGGCGGCTCGATGGTCGCCCCGGTCAACGCCTCCGACTACGCCCTTACCGACGATTGGGCGGAGGAAGCCGTCATCACCCCAAAGGCCCAAATCGCCACCCGCGAGAACGCACCCGCCGGCAGCGTCCCGTTCCGCACGATGGGCGTCGACGTGCAGCGCGGTCACTTCTGGGTCATCGTCCGCCGATGGTCCCGCAACGGCAACAGCCGCCTGATGGCTTTCGAGAAGGTCGAGACTTGGTCCGGCCTCGACGACCTCGCCCGCAAGCACGGCATCCACAAGGCGCTGGTCATGGTCGACTCGGGCGACAATACCCAAACGGTCTATGCCGAGTGCTGTCGGCGTGGCTGGAAGGCGACCAAGGGCTCTGGCTCGGAAGACTTCGCGGTGACCTCGACGAACGGCCAGACCACCCGCCGCTTCTACTCGGACCCTCAGGCCATCATCGTCCCTGGACAACCGACCCGCGTCTCCCTTGTGGTCTTCTCGGCGATGGCCGCCAAGGACCTCCTGCACGGCCTCCGCGTCCGCAAACTGCACACCTATCCTCGGGACGCCTCCGAGGACTACGTCAAGCAGCTGAACTCCGAAGTGCGGGTGAAGGACAAGCGCACGGGCAAGCCCATGTGGATACTTCCGCAAGGTGTCCAAGACAACCACGCCCTAGACTGCGAAATCCTCGCCATGCTGGTGGCCGTCCGCTGGGGCGTCGTCGGTCGGGAAGCCACCACCACGGAGGCCGAAGCACCCATTGGTTGACTTTATGCCCAAGCCTGAAACATTCATAGCAAGCGTGCCGGGGGTTTGTGGGGACCTACAATGGCTTGGAGGTTCGGATCGTTGGCCCTCGGCACGCCCCCTTTTACTCGCCCGCCAAGGTTAAGACCATGGCATCCGGCATTTTCATCGGCCTCACCGAAGACCAACTTCTGGCAATCCGCGACAAAGCCGTGACGGCCATCACGCAGGGGTTGAACATGACCTCCTACTCGGACAGCGGTTCGTCCGCCTCCAAGTCCTGGGCGATGCAGCCCAAGGAGATGCTCGCCGAGGCCCAGTATGCCCTAGGGGTGCAGTTCCCCGCTTCCTACCCGATGTCGGTCCGCATGACGGTCGGCCGCACGAACTGGAACAACCCAATCCGCAACTAATCTATGGCAGTCAAAAAGCGTCCGACCACCAAGGCCCGCAAGGGCACGCCTAAGCCACAAGCCGATGCCGGCAGCTGGCAGAGCGTTGGCCTTACCCGCCTACGCCTTGGGCAGTACGGCGCCCAGCCTCGCGACCTTCGCCGCGACCTGACCCCGTGGGACCGCCTATCGATGGTCCGCAAGTGCCGCTGGGCCGAACGCAACAGCGGCCTGTTCAATCAAATCCTGAACGACCTCACGCTCTACACCGTCGGTGACGGCATCAAGCATCAGTCCCACGCATCGACGCCAGAGGCCCGCGAAGCCTATAACGATTATTTCGACGATTGGGCGAAGAAGTGCGACATCACCGGGCGTTTCTCATTCAGCCAAGTCCAGAACATCCTCCTGCGTGGGATGCTCCGCGACGGCGACTCCTTTGCCATCAAGACCCGCAACGGCCTCAACAGCCCTAAGCTCCAGATCATGGAATCCCACCGCGTAGGCGACCCCATCTACCCAGACGTCGCCCCGCCCGGTATGCACGACGGCGTGCAGTTCGGACCCTACGGCGAACTGGCTGGGTTTTCGATTTACCGCTCAGACGGCTCCGCCCGCTATGTCATCTCCAACGCGGTGATGCACATCGTCGACCAGGAGTGGGCCAGCGGTGCCCGAGGCGTCCCTATCCTTCAGAGCGCCGTCAACTCGGTGCAGGACGACATGGACGTGCGCCAACTTGAAGTCCTCGCCATGCGCGACCACGGCGACGTGACCCGCGTCCTCAAGAAGACCGGGGGCTTCATGCCGACCGATATGGCCGCCGAGATGGGCCAGTCGACTCCTAGCACGCAGGGCCAGCAGTACGCCTCAATGGGCGGTAAAATCCTCGCCCTTGAACCCGGCGAAGACCTCCAGCTGCTGACCTCCAACCGTGGCTCCCAAGCCATCGGCTTCCTGCAGGAACTTGAGCGCGACATCGTCCGCGTACTGCCCTACGAGTTCGTCTCCGACCCCTCCAAGATTGGTGGGGCTTCCGTCCGTCTCGTCACCGCCAAGGCTGGCCGTGTCTTCGGCAAGTACCAGAACGTCATGATCACGACGCTCTGCAACCCGACTTGGGGCTATGTCATCGGTCAGGCCATCGCCAACGGCGAACTGCCCGACGACCCCGAGTGGAACTGCGTCTCCTGGACCACCCCGAAGAGCGTGACCGTCGACGGTGGCCGTGACTCCGCCAACGACCGCGAAGACCTCCGCATCGGCCTCTTGTCCTTCTCCGAAGTCTACAACCAGCGCGGGATGAACTTCGAGGAGGAGGCCGAAATCAAGGCTCAGAACGTCCGCTACCTGCTCGACCTCTCCAAGACCTACGGCGTTCCTTTCGAGACGCTGTCGAACCTGCTCCTGAACACGCCTCCCGGCACTGTCCAACAGTCCGCAACCCCTCCGCAGCCCGACGCGGAAACCGAGACCTCTTCCTAAAATGCGTTTCCTCCTCAATGGCCTGAACGGCCGCGAAGCCCTCCTTATTGACCCTGCGAAGGCGAACGACCACCGCATCCTCGCCGAGAAGTTCGGCTTCACGGATATGCTGGCCCAGCTCTTCGGCGAAGTCCCAAAGGCCTACATCGCCGAAGACGGCACGGGCGTCATCCCGATCGCTGGCGTCATCGGCAAAGGCCTGTCGCCCATCGAGAAGATGACGGGCGCCGTGGACGTCAACGCCATCGCAGACGCCATCGACGAGTTTTCCGCGAACCCGCAGGTGACCCGCATCGCCTTCCAAGTGTCCTCCCCTGGCGGAACGGTGACGGGCGTCGAGGAACTCGCCAACAAGGTCCGCAACATCAGCAAGCCGACGATGGCCTATACCGACTCCGAGATGGCCTCCGCCGCCTACTGGATCGCCAGCGCCGCCGATAAGGTGGTCGCCTCGCCCTCCTCGACCGTGGGCTCAATCGGGGTCTATATGACCATCGCTGACATGACCGAGATGGCCAAGGCCCAAGGCATCAAGATGGTCGTCATCAAGTCGGGTAAGTTCAAGGGTGCCGGCATCCCTGGAACGTCCCTTTCCGAGGAGCAGGTCGCCAACCTCCAGCAGGGCGTCGACGAAATCCACGCCGACTTCAAGGCCGCCGTCCTCCAGACCCGAAAACTCGTCAAGGCCGAGGACATGGAAGGTCAGGTCTTCTCCGGCAAGCAGGCCGCGCAGCGCAACCTAGTGACTGGCCTCGCGGACTCCTTCTCGGAAGCCGTCGCCATGTGGGCCGAGAACAGCATCGCCCCTGCTCCTGCCGTCCCGTCCAAGAAGAAATAACCCTATGCCTCAAATCATCATCTCGGACATCGACGGAACCATCCTCGACGGCGGCCAGCCCGTCCAGCGCGTCATCGATTACATCAAGGCTGAAGGCTACCCAGTCGTCTTGCTGACGAACCGTCCCGAGTCGGACCGCGAGAAGACCGTCGAAGACCTCAAGGCCGCGGGCCTCGACTACTTCCGCCTGATCATGAACGCGGGCTCGGCTCCCGCCCCCGAGTATAAGGCCAAGGAAGTCCAAGGTCTGCTCGACGAAGGCTTCGACCCGGACGTGTTCATCGACAACGACCCAGCCAACCGCGAAGCCGTCGCTGCCCTCGGCGTGGAAGTGGCCGACCCTGCCGACCTGAGCCCCGAAACGGAACAGGCCGAAGAGGACGACGACGAAGAGAACCCGATGTACGACTTGGCCGCCAAAGCCCTCGCGGTTGACCATCTCTCCAAGATTAAGATGACCATCGAAGACAAGCTCGCCACCGCCGAGATGCTCGCCCA